GCATCTGTAAATGAAGTCAAAGGCTCTAGTCCTATTAAGACCATAGCCTTCTGTGCAACTTCAATATCGGTGGATGGAGTAGTAGGCATTACTTACCGTATCCTGATTTTTTGTTACCCATAGTTTTAGAACCCTTTGGAGGATTTAAGCATTTACCTGCGGCTCTGCACTTTCCTGGATATGGACATGATTTACAAACTTTGAAAGCCATTATTTTACGCCTTTTCCTAAAGTTACGCCTTTACCAAAAACTACTTTGCCACCACGGACAGTTTTCTCTTTTGGGGAAGGTGAAGGGGCAGTTTTCACTGCCGCCTTCTTTGTTGGTGCTTTAGCCATTAGCGACTATCTGTTGTCATGCTAACGATGTCGCCTGTATCGACTACACCGCCAGAGTTTGAAACAACTGTTGCAATGCCAAAGCCGTTAGAAGCGTTGACAAAGATAACATCGCCAACATTGATTTCGCTGGACTTGTTATTAAAGTAACCAGCAGTATCAATGGTGTTCAGAGCATCGGCAGTAGATTTGTAGTGCCAAATATGAAAGCCGTTGCCTGAGTAGTTGACTAAGGTGAAGTCTGCGTCTACGAGTGCCATTAGAACCTCTCCTTATTTCTTGAGTTGCAGTTCATAACATGCATCTGCATCGATGAGGGTGGCATTCATTTGCATCTTATTCAGAACAAAGTATGCGTCCTTATCGTTGTGATACTGCATGTTTGATGAAACATCTGCGCCAATTGCATGACCCACTGCTGAAGAGTGCCAAGCAAAACACTTGCGGTCTACGTTACCAGAACCAGCTTCATCTAAGCCTGAGAACGGAAACCATGTAAAGCCCAGCCACTGCTTTGCAGTAATGGCGTTAGCAAATGGCAAGTTTTCTGTACCGATATACTCAGCACGAGAGAACTCATCAATGTCCATCAACTGTGACCAGTTTTCCCAACCAACAACACAGTAACGCTGACCATCATCAGGAACATCGTTGTTACCGAATGCTTCCATCAGGCTAAATGCCCATGCCAGTGTAATACCGTTAGTTGTTTCGTTAAGGGTATTGGTAGTTGTATCCATTGCGGCCAGAATCAACTCGTCTGTCTTACGGCCTAGTGCATAAGCACCTGACTGCTGTGCGACAAGCATTTCATCGTGGTTAATACGCAGTTGGTCTAGATCATCCACCCACTCACCAGCAAAGTAATCCTCAAGGGTTACTGACACGTTTGTGTGATCAAGATTCATTGGTGCTACGTTACCATGGCGAGCCTTGGTTGTAGCAAAACCTTTACCGATTTTTTGGAAGGTGGTCTTATTCTTTACACCGTTAGCTGTACGAATAGTCCCACGCAACTTAGAGCCTTGACGCTGGTACGCCATGTGGACGCCAGATTCAAACTCCTCGATAAAGGAGGTATCAATAGTTGGTGTTGCCATAACACCCTCCTTTTACAAGTTACATTAAGTTTTGTTCTGTCTGGTTATCTATCTACTTGGGGTCGTTGCCGATTATCCCTTGCGTCAAGGCCTTCTAGTACAATCACAGTTTCATATAAGCCAAAATAAGAAAATTCACATTATCCATTTTGTCTTGCTAGTTGAGCAAACCCTGCCCTTACTTTTGAGATAAAAGCTGGGTCTTTCTCTTTCCAATAACGTGGGTCGTTTTGCATAGACATTAAGTCCTCACGACTAATACGCTCCTGAAACTCTGAGTCTGAAGTCATGTTGAACTGAGGCTGACCATTCAGTTCCATCAATTCTTCAAACAATTGAACCATACCAGCAGATGCTGGGACATTAGCAAATACGTTGTAGGCTTCTGCGCTTAGATTATTATGCGCCCACCCATCTACACGCTCTAAACGCTTTTCAGCATATTCGCCTAATGCTTCTGATTCTTGATTCCAATCAGGACCTCTCATGGCATCGATTTGAATATATTCATTCATTAAGCCATTAAATTCATCCTGAGATAAACCATAATTATGTGCTGTCTCTCTAAACCAATCTACCATTGGGTCATCATTAGCTACGCTGTACTCAATGCCTTCTGGTGCTTCAAACTGCAATTCATAGTCAGCAGGACTGATAGGTGCATTGCTTGAAGCTTCTTTGTTTAGCTCTTCTACAATTTGATTTCGTAAATCTTCTTTGCGTGTGTAAAACGCTCTTTCCAGTTCGCTATAGCTATTCGCAAGCTCTTCTGGCCTGTCAAACTTCTCTGGAAGCCAATCAGGTCTTTCTTGAGTAGTTTCCTGAGGTTGCTCCGACTCTCCAGTCTGAACCTCATTGGTTTCTACTTGTGCTTCTGCTTCTTCACTCATTTTTAGTCCCTATCTATTTTAATGGTTGGATTACCCATAAGTCTTTGGGTTCTTGCTTTAAGTTGAATTTTTCTTATTTCTTTGTTCCAATTGTCCAAAGATTTTCTAATATATGGAGCGTGTTGTGGACTGTAAGCCATTCCTCCTTTGTAGTTATCTTGCTTCATTTAACAATCCCACTTCCTTAGTGCTTTGTTGATACGGCTGTTAGGGTCATTAGCCGTCTTTTTAGATGTAAGCTTCTTTTTCATACCCATCATTCGCTTACAAAAACTTCTACGTCTAGCGGCTGCTTTCGGAGACTTCTTAGCTTGTTTAGCAGACACAGGACGTTTGATATTCTTACCCTGTCTACGCAAAGATGCACGACCTTTACGATTAAGTCCACCTTTTGGGTCTTTACCTTCTTTACGTTGCCAAGCTGGTGATTTAGCCATGCTAACCTCCAACTCTAAATTTCTTTAATCTATCGTCTTCGTTTACTCTTTTTAAAATGTACTTAACAAACTTGTCACTAGGACCGTCTTCCTCTTTATCTTCTCCAAATCCTTTTGGTGGACTAATTTTCATCTGAGGTGGAGGTGTTGGAAAACTATTTATTTTATTACTAACTTCCTCATAATATCTTTTAGATTGCAATTCTCTGCCTTTTCCAAGCCTTGATTGACTTGCAAAAAAATCTTCATAGGTTTGAGGACCCATTTTTCTTAATTGACGCTGTTTTTTGGGAGTGGTTTGTCTTGGCTCGTTTCTGCTCATTACGTCCTCGCATAGGTAGGTGTTTTACCACCACCGCTAGGGTTGGTAGCACGTTTACGAGCCACTGCTTTTTTCTTAGAGGCTGGAATCATAGATGCCGCTTTTGATGACGGAACGCATTTAGGATAACTGCGACCATCACCCTTAGACCGTCCACAGGGAGGATGCTTACCATCTTTCTTTGTGGATATATCTACCCATTTCTCATCAAACCATTTGGTGAGGCTCATGTTTTGTATGTACCCCCCATTTTCTTATACTGCTGTACCAGTTGACCCGAAGCATAAGCAGAAGGCCACTTTTTGACCCTCTTCTTAACAATAGCTTTTGCTCTTGCATATAACGCTGGGTTTGCTGGTTTAGCCATAATTTAGAAGCCTTCTCTTTCTGCAGAACTCATTCCAAAAGGCAAAGCTCCAACTTTTTGAGCATTTCTAAATCCTTTTATAATTTTTCTTTTAGACTGAATTGAGCGTCCTTGAATATCTTGTCTTGTTTTGTATCCTTTGCCTATTGCAAAGGCTTGAAAATCCAAGTCATCATACAAAACTTTTGTAGCTTTTTGCCCCATATTTTTTGTAACTTTTGGCGGTCTATTAATCATTTTGCTTTCTCCCTTGTTCACATCTAGCCTTCATAATGGCAACAATCCATCTAGCACCTTCTGCATGGGCTAGAGTTTCGATTCCAGTCCCTGCAGGATATACGTTATTCGTTGTGAGCGAGTCCAAGTAATGTAAAAAATCTTTTCCGATACCTGAGCCGAATAGACCATAGGCTTTACTATTAAGGTCTTTGTCAACTTCTTTGCTGTATCCACGACCATCGACTGAGACATTTATTCTCTCCTTCATTGCGGCATTCCTTGCTGCATCTGCATTAGCTGTTGCATTGTTTGTACATTTTCTTGTACTTGGCTTGCTTCAGCTAAGAGTTCCTCTTGAATACCGAACTTAGCGGCTAGATACTTTATCACAGCTTCTTGGTTGTACAGCATTGGAGTTATTTCAGGTCCGAAGGTAGAAGCGACTGTCTGCTGGAAGCGTACAAAATCAGACACGTCTTGCTGGTCTTGCGCTCTGAGGAGGGGTGAGACCGGAACGATACGCAATTCCCTGCCATCTACCTTCGGTATGTCTAACAGCCCCTGCTTCTTGTAGATGTAAACAACACGTTCTACTAGCGGCTGTAAAAACTCTTTCTGCATACGACCAGCTACAGCACCCATGTCTCTAGCTACATCAGCTAGTCTTTCAGATACTTCTGTGGCAGAAAGTGGTGTTCTTGCGTTAGGTCTGGTATCTAACTCATCAATAAACAACGCTTTGCGTACATTTCTACGCATATCGTCTAAAACAAGCTGTGCTACGTCAAATCTACCAGCACTCTGTAATGTGTCTATAGAAGACCCAGGACTTCGAGGGATAAAAGTTCCGGGCTGTATCGTGATGTTGTCAGGATTAAATACACCGTCATCATCGTATATATAACTACCAGCAATAGCCATTTCAGCATTTTCTAAAATCAACTGTACTGTTAAGTTTAATGTTTTAATTGCTGGCATGGCCTGTAGTAAAGGACCTCTACCCCATACTTCAAAACCAGACTTAGACCAGCGTGTAGTAATCCAAGGAATAGAGCCACGACCCTTGAATGTATCTTTGATAAGAATTTCGTTATCTGTCTCAGATATTAAGTAGTATGTGTATTCGTCTTTAAATTTGTTTGTCTCATCATAGATGGTAGCTTCTACAATCTTTGTCTTGCGAGTAGGATTGCGCTTTTGCTCAGACATCATCTTTTCAGAGTATTTAGCTTTAGGATATCGATGCTTTACTTCAGTAATATCCATATTGTTGTTCCATCTGAACCAATCGGAGACACCATCCATTCGACCGGGTAGTAAAGCCAAATTAGTTGGGGGTACAGATGAAAAATGTAAATCACCTTGGAAACGACCCTCTTCTACAAGAAGGTTCATAGTTCCAATACCTAAATCCTGAAGACCTTCATGCATCTCTGCATTGAAGTTAGAATTACGCAAACCTTCGTGAATGAGGTCTGTAATCCTATCCAATTCTTCATCTAACGATTTGCTTCTTAATTCGTCTGGAAACTCAGGACCGGGGGCGAGTCTAAATGCACGACCATTAGGAGGAAAAAACCCAAGTTGTAAGCGAGAAGCAAACTTAGGAAGACCAACAACAGCAGTTTCGTCATAGATATTCTCTGTTCTACGATTTGCACTGCTTTCCTGAAAAAAGCTCTCACGATGAGGAATAGCGTAATCATAGATTTCCTCCCACAAATCCGTCCAAGAGTTCCAACGACCCTTGGCCTTTTTGTATCTGTCCATGACACGTTTTAGTTCTTGCTTTGCGTCACCGCCAGAAACGGTTGGATTTCCGTCACCTTGTCCTGCACCGTACATGTTAGCTCCTTAAATTCCAGTAACGGAAGTACCCATAGAGCCACCACCAGCCTGTGTAGGCTGTGCCGCACCCATTTGTTTCCTACGAAAGCCTGTATAACCTTCCATACCAGCCGCTTGTAATGACCTACGACCAACTAAATTAGATGTAGCTTTTTTCTCGGCTTCCAGTTTGCGTTCTTCGTTTTCTTTTTCTACTCTAGCTAAACGCTCTTCTTCAGCCTTTTCAGCCGCAATTTGCTCTTGGCTTTTTTCCGGCATTTTAGGTTTTGAAAAAATATTACCCATTGGTATCTCCTTTTTTATCAAACATGAGTACAGCTCCATTTTTAAGCAATTCACAATAGAGCTGGTAAGGTGTTAGTACCCAAAACTTGTTTAACCCAACGATATGCTTAATAAAAGACACACAATACATTAATCTTGGCAGATATACTGGACTATCCTTTACTTCTACTTCTACACACGTCCAATAGTTCATCATATTTGCCCAAAGCAAGTCAGCATCATCATCTTTATAATTTTCAAATTTAAAACCATGCGTACTAAACTCATACTTTGTCCATATATCATGTTTAGTATCAAATCTTATGGCAAAAACGTGGCTAAAACCTTCTCTGTGCTTAGTAAAATGCTTCCACATTCCTATATTCTTGCTTTCGCAAAAGCATATTATCCACTTCACAACCCAGCTACCCTTCTTGATAGCTTGTTTCTAGCCTTTAATCTACCAAATGGCGTGCCGCCTCTTGTTACTGTAGTATGTGATGCTGGCTTATTACCACCAAAGATTACCTTACGACCCTCGCCCCCGCCCAAAAATGCATACTGAAGAGCATCATGTATGTGCGAAAATCTATTTTTAGAAGGTCGTTCTTCATAACGTTCATTGCCCATGTGATATTGACGCTTATACTGATATCCACCTTCAAAACCTGCTATTAAAGTGGTGCAATTAGGGCTTATATTCATACACGGATAGCCATCAGACATACGGTTTAAAACACCTTCAACTGCTTCAACTCGCATAACTGCGTCATTGCTGGGAGCAGGGTGAGCATTAATCCCTGCCGCCCTTAGTATCATAAACGGTGTTTGCTCAGACGTCTGCGCCATCTGATTACCAGCAGGGTCACCCACAAATTTAAAACTATGCTTTTCCCAATCGTTCCTAGCGATTTCCCTTTTAAGGACTTCGGCAAATCGTCCAGCCCCCATATCTTGACCAATAACTTCATGGAATATCGTCCACCTTCCACCAAAACCTTGCTGAGTAAAGACAGCACTAGGGGTTCTTCCAAAGTCGATACCAACGATTACCTCAACACCATCAACAGGCTCAATAGGGGACTTTGATACATGAGTTTCTTTTCTAAAGGTCGCATACACTGGCTTGCCGTCCATTAGGGCTTGGTATTCATTCAGAACATATACTTTTACCCATTGTGGGGTTTTACCCAAGATAATCTTATCGTAATAGTCGGGCTGTATATTATTTAGGTTTTCAGCCTTTAAATTCTTCTCATATCCCTCTAAAGCACCCTCACTGCTACGCTTTTCCTTCATAGCACCAGCTTGAGTAAAGAATGTCCAATCATCAGGCTTAACTAACAATAACTTCTCATCAGCCGCCATATATTCAGG